GGTCTATTGAGGGTGGCACACTAAATGGATCACAGCCAACCTTTGATGGTACACCAATGTTTTCTGGAGAATGGCTATTGGTTGGAAAGCTATGCCACTTCTCTATTGATGTAGATATGGACAACATTACAAGCTTTGGTTCTGGCCAATACTATGTCAAGCTTCCATTTCCATCTAAGCAAAACTATTTGATGTCTGATGGATGCCTACATGACATCTCAACTGGTGACGAGTATGCAGTCCTTGGACATGTTCAGGCTGGCTCAGACACCCTATCACTTTTGACAACCACATCAAATGGGAAACAAAATCCATTTAATAGTGGTGTTCCAGTAAATCTGAGTCAGCAGGATAGTTTTCACATCAGTGGAACATATATCATTGAATAAGGAGAAAACAATGACAGACAATACAAACGACTATATACTTAAGCAATCTCCATGTTGGGATGGCTACGTTCAGCGTGGTATGAAGCCAAAGGGTGGCAAGATGGTTCCTAACTGTGTTCCTGCTGCTAAGGCTGATGACCTATGGGAAGATGACGATGATGTTGTTTATGATAGCGAATCAGTGTCTAAGGCAGATGGATACTCTCCACCTTCAGGGGCAAGATCTGCAGCTCGTAGAGCCATTAAATTTAAAGAAGATGGAAAGGCTAATGGTGCAGGTACTGCAGTTGGCTGGACCAGAGCAGGGCAACTAGCAAGAGGTGAGTCACTATCTCTAAGCACTGTAAAGCGTATGTACTCATACTTCTCTCGCCATGAAGTAGACAAGAAGGGTAAGGACTGGGGCAACTCTGCAAATCCTTCTAACGGATATATCATGTGGCTTGCATGGGGTGGAGATGCAGGATATTCTTGGTCTCGCAGAATTGTCGAAAGCGAAAAGAACAAGGCTTTGTTCTCTGACTTTGGAAAAGATTATACAAAGTCTACAAGAGTGATATAATTATATTGTCTCTCACACAGGCGATCGCTCTTAGGATGGATTAGTTACCTATTTTATGACCGTGCGTCTCGCAGGTAGAATGTCTGTGTGGGAGATTATTTAATTCCCAGATCTTTATGCCTCTTATCAAATGCCTCTAGAGCTTTTGCATAGTCATCTTCAAGCTTTGATGTAAGATGAAATTTCTTAACCATTTCCTTAATTATGTAATACTCCTCTGGCTTTTCAATTGGAAAAGCATTAGCAGCACCGCTAGAAAAATTAATGTCATGCTTGGCACGTTCAATATGATGTGCTAGGTGTTGATCAATCTGTTCTTGTGTCTTTAGGGTACACTCTCCAGTGCCTCCAGAAAGCCTGTAGAGGTGCGGAAGAACATTCGGTAGGTCTTCTGTTACCTGCTCAAATGTAAATGGCACTATACGGTCTATAGCAAGCATTGAGCCATATGTGTAGCCTTCCCACATACGAGACTCCTGATACATTGACTCCTTGATAAACTCTTCCTTCTTATCACGGAAGAACGCCATGTTTCCATCTACAATCTCTGGCCTTCCAGCAATAGTTGAGTTTCCAAAACCGTAAGATGTTTTTAAAATTTGGGATGTAATAGCGTCAACTGGATCTCTAAGAACAGTTGTCATTGTGATACCAGGCAATTCTGCACGGAATAAAAGTGGCTCATGACATAGAATGACCCAATTGTCCATCTGACTCCACTCACCTGCTATACGTGGATCTAAATGATCACGCATATTGTGACCATACATGTCTCTAATCAAATCAAAAAAGAAAAAGCCACCAGTTCTTGGCATGGTGTTAAGAATAATTTTATACACGAGATTCCCTTCTAGTGTGTGGATCGTTAATAATACTGTCAGTATCTTGAATACCAGTTAGCTGAGTTATAGTTTTGCTAAAAATCTCATCAGTTATAATTATAGCATTATCCATATCTATCTGTGGGTCTCTAGTAATTTCCAGGGTAAATGGGTTATAGCCAATAAATTCTATAAAATCCTCTACAGTCCTCTCCCTGAAAGCACCAAAGTCTGGATTATATCTTGTTTCTGGATCAGTAAATATCTTTTTAAACTTCTCATATGACTCAAGATTTGCTGCTCTAATTCTTGCCTGCTGCTCTGGCCTATCCCATCTTATGTGTCTAACATATGAATCGCTTCGCTCGCTTGGGTTCCAATAATTAAAATTATTAGTATATAGGTGTATTGGAGATACTACCTCATACCCTGCAGTCCAGGCACGTAACATAGATAGCTGTTGCTCAAAGCACTGTGCCATGTTCTTGGCAAATGGAACTTCTCTAACATAGTCTGAATATGCAAATACCATATTCCCGTTATAAAAGTTTTCTTTAATCATTAAGTTGTTTGGCTTTTGTATAACTAAACCATTTAAGGCTATTGGCTCTGGGAAGTCCAAAGTGTTTCCAATCACTTCCCATTCCCCCAAGTCTGGGTAGGATGTTAGTGGGTCAGCAATCAGTTCATCCTTCCAGCTATCAAAATAAATAGTTTGAGAATTGATTATGCTCTTGCCAAAAACTATATTAGCTATCAGCAACTCTGCTTCAAGCATTATGTCCCAGTTCTTTCTAAACTTAGTGTGGCAATCTACCTGCATATAATATGCCTCATCAGTCATAAATTCATCAATAATGATCTGCTTGATGTCGCACAAGTAGTCTGGAGCATCATCACCGTGAACCTTTTTGATGTTAATGTTGGCATCTGGAAGCTTGGACTGTACCTCATCAATCATCCAATCATCTTCTGGATACCCTTGGAATAGCACACCAAAAACTAGTCTGTCCTTATTGTATGCCTGTTCATAGGCTGACTTGATGGTTTCATACACAAATGGATCTCTCCAGCTTGGCATTGAAACAAATATCTTATTCTTCACTATTACTTCTTTCGTATTCACGTTGCTTGTGACAGTTGGAACAAACCACGTCACACTTCTTTACTTCTCTCCATGCTGCATCTTTGCCATACTTCCTCAAGACACGATAGACAAGATCCAGCTTCTTGACCCCTGGACGATGGTCAAACTCAAGAATATAGTGTGGGTAGTGGACCTTGCAATCCTTACAACCCATCTTTTCCTTATATGCCTGAAACTGAGAGTATTGATTCATTACATATATTATAGCAAACAGAGGTATAATATTAGTATGAAGTTTGAAGCTTTCGACTATGATTTGGATGAAAGACATGCTTTGCTATTGCAAAGAATAGATGACATGACTTCAGAAATATATTCAATTGGTGCATACGAAGAGCGTAAGGCTATCTTTGACCATCTTAGAGAGCTGATTCAAGCTAAAGATATTGCAGGAGATATTATTGCTGTAGAAGTGCTTGCCTGGGCTATGGACCAAATTGCTTCAGAAGGCTAAATCTGGTATAATTAAATTCTCAACTATAAGAAAAGAGATTTTTAATGATACTTGTTACAGGTGGTGCAGGCTTTATTGGCTCCCACCTAGTAGACAAGTTAATTGATCTTGGCTATCATGTTCGTGTAATTGATGATGAATCTGCAACAGAAAACAAAAAGTTTTACTGGAATCCAAAGGCAGAAAATTATAAGCTTGATATCTTAGACTATGAGTCTACACGAGAACTATATGAGAATGTTAAAGTAGTTTATCATCTTGCAGCTAGATCAAGGATTCAGCCATCAGTTATGAATCCAGGAAATACTCTGAATACAAACATTCTAGGAACTTTTAATGTTTTAAAGTGTGCCTCAGAGGCTGGGGTAGAGAGACTTATCTTTTCATCTTCATCATCTGTATACGGCAACAACCTACCGCTAAACGTAGAAACACAACATCCAGACTGCCTAACTGTGTACTCCGCAAGCAAGCTGGCTGGAGAGAATCTTTGTCTTAGTTTTAATCTAGCACATAAACTCAATACCCTGTCTTTAAGATTCTTTAATGTCTATGGGGATAGACAGCCAACACTTGGACAGTATGCAACAGTGATTGGCAAGTTTATTGAGCAAAAGAATAATGGTCAGCCTCTAACAATTGTTGGTGATGGCCAACAGCTTAGAAGTTTTACAAATATATCTGATATTGTTGACGCATGCATCCTTGCTGGAATGTCTAATGTTGATAGCAATAGCTTTGGCAAATCATACAATGTCGGCTTTGAAAAGCAGTATAGCATTCAAGATGTTGCAAATCTAATATCAGACAACCAAACATATGTTCCAAAAAGAATTGGTGAGTCTGAAGCAACAATTGCTGAATCATCTAGGTTTAAGGCTACTTTTGGATGGTCCCCATCAGTAACTCTAGAAGATTGGATAGCCAGAAATGTCTGATATTTTAATTCTTGGAATGGGTAAGGTTGGCTTGGCAACCAAGCATAGCCTGCCACTTGCAAGCATAGACTTTCATGACCCATATAAGGGAATATCTGCTAAAGATCCATATAATTGCGACTATGCAATAGTTTGTGTTGACACCCTACAAAGGGGGGCAGATGACTATGAAGACTTAGACGCAGCAATTGATTACTTAAATGAATACTCTGGCACCATAGTAATTAGAAGTACGCTGTCACCAGACAAGGCATTGGAGATAAGGTCTAGAATTGCTGGCAGTCTAATAGTGTTCCCTGAGTTTATGGATCATAATGATTTTAAAAATAATACTGACTCTTCCTTGAGGACTGTACTTGGTGGAAATGAAGAAGACATTCGTAAATTCTTTTACGTAATGGTTGGTGCTGGGTACAAAGAAAAGCAAGAAACATTTTTTGTATCTATTGAAGAGGCATGCATAATAAAGTTATCTGCAAATGCAGCACTTGCCACAAAGATTATTTTATTTAATAGCATATATCAAATTTGTCAGGACTACGATGTAGAATATGATGCTGTTCGATCAGCTGTTGGTATGGACAATAGAATTGGGCTTGGCCATACTTTTGTTCCAAGTCCAGACGACGGACAGCTTGGCTTTGGCGGACACTGTCTCCCAAAAGATATAAAAGCAATATCTAAGATAGACAAACTAGGACTTTTCGAACATATAGAAAAAATTAATCACGAACTTGGCAGGTAGTCCAAATTGTGGTACAATATATAAACTTTGTTACACAAACGTAATAATTAAGACAACAAATCTTTCAATACAATTGTATAATTGTATTTATATAACTAAAGGAGATATTTATGACTACGGTTTATTCAAAACCAGCCTGTGTCCAATGCGACATGACGAAGAAAATGCTAGATAAGAATGGTGTTGAGTATACTGTGGTAGATATCACAGAAGATCTGCAGGCATATGACAAGATTGTCTCTATGGGATTTATGTCTGTCCCAGTTGTAATCTCTGGGGATCAAGCCTGGGCAGGCTTTCAGCCAGACAAAATCAATGCTATTGCAGCTTGACATTAAAGTCCATCACTGATATAATTTATATTCTATAGAAAAGGGTATAAGGTGAATTGGCATTTAATTTGGGAAATGCTTTCTGATATCAACCATATTGTTGTGGACTTTTTCTGGAACACAATCTATGAGTTGACAGTTGCTGTCATTTCGTATAGAATTATAGTTAAGAAATTAGAAAAGAGATTTAAAGATAATGAACGACAAGATTAAGGTATTAGATGAAGGTTACGTTAGACTGGTTGATGTGCTTGGAAGCGACCTTGGCATTGTTAACGCTGCTCGTGTTAGTTATGATAAGGAAAGTGACGAATTCTCTGAACGAGATAAAGGACTTGTTAACTTCCTTATCCGAGAGGGACACACGTCTCCGTTCAGACATGCAGCAGTCACCATGGAAATTTACGCACCGCTCTTTGTCGCAAGACAGTGGTGGAAGTACGCAGTTGCCTCCACGCACGTAGATGATCAGAATGGCTGGAATGAAAGCTCTAGACGCTATATCACAGAAGATGAACAGTTCTATGTTCCACTTTCTGATGAATGGCGTAGCAAGCCAGAGCATAGCAAGCAAGGTAGTGGTGAGCCAATTGATGAAGAAAAGGGTGCATGGTACTTTGAAAAGCTAATTCAAACAATTGCATCTGGCACTAGCTTGTATCACCAAGCAATGGAAGACAATGTTGCACCAGAGCTTGCTCGTCTATTCTTGCCAGCATACGGTATGTACGTACGTTGGCGTTGGACTGCTTCTTTGCAGGCCGTTATGACATTCCTAGACCAGCGTCTAGAGCATGATGCACAGTGGGAAATTCAGCAGTATGCAAAAGCAGTTAATGAGTTGACAAACGAAGTATTTCCACGTACAATGGAACTATACAAAACATTTAAGGAGAACAATGATTAAGCCACTAGAAGATAAAGTAGTAGTAAAGCCAATTGAGGAGTCTGAGAAGACAAGTGCAGGTGGTTTGATTATTGCTAATGTCAACAACGAGAAGCCAACTGAGGCTATTGTTGTTGCAGTTGGTCCAGGATTTACCGCTGCAAATGGTGACAAGGTTACTATTGACCTAAAGCCAGGGGACAAGGTAATCTATTCAAAGTATTCTGGCACAGAGATTGAGCACAACTATGAGAAGCTAATTATCCTTCCATACCGTGACATCTTTGCAGTAGTTGAGGGATAATGCACACTGAAGATCTATTGGAAGTTGTCTTTGGTCTAGAGCACATTATTGCAGAATTTTTCTGGAATGCTGTATTTGCGATTGCAGTATTGGCTGTATCAAAATCAAAGGCACTGAGTCGAATTCATAAGTACATTGATGACAGGCACGAGGTAAAACATGACAAGTACTGAGCTAAAGTGTAATTGGCCACATGGCTATTTGCACGTAACACAGCAACTAATAGATGACCAAAAGAAACATCAGAGACTTAATGCATTTAATGAAATCATTAAAGATCTAGAATCTGAGCTATTTGCAAATAAAGACGAAGATCCATATTATGGATACTATCTTAAGGCAGTAATCGAACGAATACAGTCTAAGATATAAAGTCTTGGGGCAGTAGTTCAGTTGGTTAGAGCACCACTCTTATAAGGTGGTTGTCGTGGGTTCAAGCCCCACCTGCCCTACCATCTCTCCATAGCTCAGCGGAAGAGCAGCAGGTTTCTACCCTGCGTGTCGGGAGTTCGAATCTCTCTGGGGAGGCAAGTGATATAATGTTAAATATGGAAAAAATTACAGTCATAGAAAAATTTGTAACACCAGAACAAGCAGAAATAATTATTGATTTTATTGATCATAACCTAGATATCTTTGTCCATAATAAAAATAGAAAAAGATATATGCTTAGATTTGGATATGACGAAGAGCTACCAGAGCAGGCTATTCACTCTATGGATAGCGTATATGAAATAAAAGATACACTTAATGATATCTTTACAAGAACACAAGATGCTATAGACCCAAGCCTATTCCTAACGTCTTGGTTTCTTTCAAAGCAGTACCCTGGTGCAAGACTGCTTCCACACAAAGACGGGGCACAGGGAATGAATGATCATCTTGACTATACTGCAATGCTATACCTGAATGACATGAAAGATGGTGGCATAATATCTTTTCCAGAACTAAATATAAGTGTCAAGCCTAAGCTTGGAGACCTTGTAATCTTTAAATCACTTGAGCATGAACACTCAGTGTCTGAGGTAAAAGAGCATAGATACTCTCTACCAATGTGGTTTACAAAGAATGAAAGCTTAAAATTTAATGGATAAAATATTTATAAATATTGCAGCATATCGTGATCCACTTCTTGTCAGAACACTTACGCAGGCTTACCAAAAGGCTGACCATCCAGAGAACCTAGTGTTTGCTCTGGCAATGCAGTATGAGCCAGAGATATATCCTGACCTATCTTTTATTCCACGTGAACAACTTCGAATACTAAACTACGACATCCCCAGTAGGCCAGGTATCACTAGAATAAGGTATGAGCTAAGCAGGTCAGCGTACGTTGATGAGCAATATTTTTTAATGCTTGACTCTCATATGAAGTTTCAAGATGGGTGGGATACATGGCTTAAAGTATCACTAAACAATCTTGGCCCAAAGACAGTTATAACTGGTCTTGGAGAGATTCACGATGACAGGCTAAGGTTAAAAACTTGTGAGATTATTCAGGGATATAATGACTTAGTTTTTCAGGGTAAAGAGTATACGGTCCCAATGGACTATGACAACGCACAAAGGTTTTATAAGACACCATACATTGCGTGTGGATTTATGTTTACCTATGGATCATTTGTAGATGAGGTAGGGTTTGATGAGTATAGTCAGTTTGACTCAGAAGAGCCATACCTTAGCTGGAGAACCTTTATGTCTGGTTGGGACATCTATCATACTTCATACTGGCCAATCACGCACTCACCAGAGAACTACTATGATGATGCCTGGGGCGGATTTGAAAATAGAAAGTTTATCCGTGATGGATTAGAAAATGTATTTAGATCTAATTTAGTAATGATGAAGTCTTTAGCATATGTATACAACGACTACTCTATATATGCAATTAAGAATGCCAAACGAAAGCCAGAGGAATGGTTTCTTGAGTGTGGATATACTATTAATGATTATAAAAAAATTCTTTCGCATTTTGACAAATTGATACGTAATAACGTATCTGGAGATGATATAATAATTCTATGACTAATATAACTAAGTGTGCCCTTTGTGGCAATGAGAATATGGCAGAGGTAAAGTATGGCTTTCCTACCCCAGTAATGATTGAACGTGCTAGACAGGAGCAGATAGCCCTTGGTGGTCTGTATGATCATGGCATTACCCACTATTGCTATGCATGTAATGAAACATTCCCACCAACGGAATGGCCTGGCTCTGTAGAATAAAATGCTTAAACCTCTGGAATCTTTTGATTTTGAAGAAAAGAGAAAAGAAGTTTATGATAAAATTTTCTCTAATGGTCTTGAAGGACTAACTCCTTCTATATCTAACCCGTTTATTCATGAGATAGTTGAACGCAACTACAGAAAGTATTTTAATAGTGATCCAAAAAATGTGATGGGATTATTTAATGATTTTGGACAACGATGTGATGACTTTAAAACTAATCATGATGCTAAGCTACACGTGCTATATTCTGGCTGTTCTTTTACCTATGCTGAGGGAGTTCCAATAGACCTAAGTTGGTCTGGCATAGTTAATAAATATATAAATAAAAACTTGTGTGAAACAAGTGGCTATTTTAATGTTGCAAAAGGTGGATCAAATTTCAAAGATATGGAAAACCATATATTTGCATATATGAAATATTCTGGTAAGCCAGACGTTATTTTTATAAATATCCCTGAAATTGGCAGGGAGTACTTAGAGTATCGTGTTTCTCTTAGGACTCTAAATGATAATACAAATTCTAAGCCATCTATAAAAGATGAACTAATAACAATAGAAAGCTTTAGGAATAGATTGCTAAACTTTAAAAGAATTTGTGACATGTTGAATATACAATTATTTATAGGATGCTGGACCATGAATTCAACTAATTATTGGGAGCTCTCTTCAGAATTCAAAAATCCTTTTGTAGGTCTAGATGTTATAAATGTTGGAGGCACTGCTTGGCCACTTCATTCTTATGATAATAGTGACTTGGGTTACCCCGAAATAAAAAAGCAAATTATAGATGATGTTGGAGAAAATTCTCCGCTACTAAACATTATCCACTTAGCATTAGATGATGCTCACCCAGGACTTCTTGGTCACAGAATAATGGCTGATTGTTTTATAAAAGCAATAGAGCAAAGAGGATTAAAGAGGGAAGATAGTTTATGATAGGTCCTGTAAAAGCTCATGACTTAGCAAAGATCAGTGCTGAGATATCATCTAAAATTAAAATTCATGATATGGGGAACTTTCTCGTGCCTGCTGACAAACCATTTCTACAGCAGAGAAGTGAGGGTAACTATAATAAAATTTTTGGCATTGATGATGGATATAAAGTCCTTGGAATGTTTAATGATTTTGGTTGTAGATGTGATGATTTTAAAAAAGATCATGGTGATAAGCTGCATGTTCTATATGCTGGCTGCTCAATGACATATGGGGAAGGCTTGCCAATAGAACATGTCTGGAGTAACATTGTACATAAGTACATAAATGAAAATATTGCAGAGACCAGCGGATACTTTAACGTTGGAAAGACAGGAATTAACTTCCATGAGATGTTAAATCAAATTGTAGGGTATATGAAGTATGCTGGCAAACCAGATGTGCTGTTCTTGATGCTTCCAGAGATTGGCAGAGAGTTCCTAGAGTACCCAACACAGATGTGGCCAATGAATGTTGATGAACTAAATACACCAAGAAAAGATGAAGTACCAACAACAATTAAAAACTTCCGTGAAAGATTAGTTAATTTTAAAATTATGTGCGATCTCATGGGCATAAAGTTAATTATTGGATGTTGGGCAATGAACATGAGAAACCATCATCTAATAGTATCTCAGTACTCTGACCCATTTAAGGGGTTAGATGTCATTGATGTTGCAGGTGGAGCACCGTGGCTACAAGATTTTAGAGGGCATCATCTTGGTCATCCAGAAATAGAAAAAGAAATCTTAGATAGCTTAGACGAAAATAATCCACTAAGAAAGATGGTATATCTTGCACTGGATGACGCTCATCCTGGATTACTTGGTCAAAAGATCATGGCACACCATATCATTGAACATTTAAAGAAAAGTGACATAGCTCACAAAAAATAAAATCTGACTTGACAATCGTTAGATTACCATGATATACTAGTTAGTAAGTTCAGACACCCTTCAATAAGGTGTCTTTGCTTTTCTACAGGAGGAAGCGAATGATACAACCAGAAAATAACGGTAGGATTGCACTTGCATTTACTACTGTTGTCGTTATGTTGGCATTTATCACTTCAAGTGCTAACGCTGCGACAGTTACTGCTCCCTCAACTACAGAGCCAACAAAGGCAAAGTACTTGAGTGTAACCGTTGCAACAAAGCCAAGCCCGTTAGAACAGGCTATTAAGGTAGCAAAAACCGTTTCTAAAAATAAGTATGACACTAATGACATGCTTACGGCTGAGGAGCTAAAGGCTGTACTATACAGCGTTGGCTTCCGTGGCAAAGATCTAAAAGAAGCATGGGCAGTAGCGATGAAGGAGTCAAATGGTAGACCAATGGCTCACAATCGTAATGCCAGCACAGGAGACAACTCATATGGACTGTTCCAGATTAATATGATTGGCTCACTTGGACCAGACAGACTAGAGAAGTTTAATCTTAAGACTAACTCTGATTTATTTGACCCAGTAACCAGTGCAAAAATTGCATTCTTTATGTCTAATGGAGGCCAAGACTGGTCTGCATGGCATGGGATTACATCAAGAACTAAAGAGTTCATGAAAGACTTCCCTAGTGATTCATAATTTAATACTTGGTATTTCACCTCATCCAGATAAATTTTGGATTAATCTTGAGACTCAGAATCTTCTGGGTGGGGTGAAATTCCTTGGGGACGCTAATCAAACCATAGAGATCAAGTTTGAAGACTTGCTCAGAATCCCTTATGACTACGATGACCCAGAAATAGTTCTACATGTTAAGATGATTAGATATATTGTTGACTCTAACATCTCAGAGATGGCTAACCTAGATGAAATTGAAAAGCTAGTCATACATAGGGTCTATGATCCATCAACATTTGAAATGCCATACAAAAAGTATTGGCTATTTTTTCCAGCAACCAATGCATTGGCAAATGAATCTCACCTGCCAGCAGATAAAAAGATTTTTGAGACTAGCCCAATCTTTATGGCTATTGTATTTAAATAGTTGCCCATTTAATAATGTTACACTGACCATGAGATGGTCTAACGTTTTCAATGGTATCTAGCCCACCCTTAGACAATGGGAATACGTGGTCAATATGAAGGGATTTCTCCCAACCTGGCTTTCCGCATTGTCTGGGGGCATCAAGATCAATTGGTCCAAGACAGATATGACATCTAGCACCATACATCTGAACAACCTCAATGTCAGAGTATAATCCAACATCACCCTTATATCTTCTGCCACGCCTATTACCACCTGGCGTACGCTGTCTCCAGGCCCTTCTGAGGACGTTTATCTCTGTATTACGTTCTACACGCATATTCTTCCAGTGTGCTCTCATAGCCTCTCTACAGGGCTCACAGGGCTCTTCTTTAAGCTTTCTTGTGTGTATGTTGTAACCAGACATGGTTCCACACTTATTTAGACTATCAGTCATTTCATCTTTCGCATACTGCACACTTGCCAGTGCAATCCTGACAGGTATGGCTTTTGGCTTTTTTGAGTTCTTCTAAATTTGTATAGTCAAAGTTGAATGTGATGCATGCCACATACTCTCCACGCATTCCAAGTAGCCATGCCACTGCATTAAGAATCTTTGATTTCCATGTTGGCATGTTTAGTACCGTCATTGATGTTGGAGTCTTATCCATTTAAATAAACTTTCTTCATATGTTCTACGTCAAGCATATGACCAAAGATTGATCCATAGTGCATATGCCACAATTTCTCCCACTGAGTCCCGTGCTCCCACTCAGTTCCATTTCCTTGCCATGGCTTGTGTGGTCCAACAAAGTGGACAATCATTGGATTGGTATTATTCCTACCAAAGTGCTCCATGCTTGTCATCCACCAGTAGAAGCTGTTAAAAGAAAACGGTAGTGGGGACCAGACATCAATAAACGCATAGTTCATAGCGTCTTGTTCTGGACACATAGTTGGACCATTTTCTGCTGTAAACTGAACCATTTTCTCTTCTGCACCAGAATCTCTCCAATACTGTAGGTCAGCAATGAACACACCATTGTTGAAATATGGTCTGTCAACATCATTAAATGAAATAACATTCATTGAGTTGTATTCAACCATTGCCATAAGCTTATTTCTCAATGGAAAGTCAAGCAGGCTGTCAATATTTCTGCAGACAACAACGTCTGAGTCTATATATATTGCCTTATCGTAGTCACTCAAAACGGATCCAAGGAAGATTCTGTGATTGCAGTGGCTTGTTACATGGTTAAACGCATGGGCATGCCCACTCTCAAGCATGTCTAAAAATTTTGATGAGCATCTAAACTCTATGTTTAGGTTATTAGCATTTAGCTTTTCAACATATTCTTGCTGTTGGTCCAGGATATCTGGAGAAACTAGGCAGATTACGTTTAGCTTTTCTGGTCTAGTGTAGTTATAAGATAAAGACTTAAGTGCCACCATAGATGGCATAATGTAGTTCTTGTCAAATGACGTAACTATGGCAGTCTTCATGTATATATTATCTCATATTTTTTATTTGCTGTCAAGGTGGTATAATAGGATAATGGATCTTCATGAGGAAATTGGCAAGGTATTGTTCAGAATAGGACAGGACGTAAAGATACATAGAATGCCAAACGGACACTTAATAGTAGACATAGACTACGAAGATTACATTGAGGAAATTGTGTGTCTATTTGATGATTTCCTAGACACGCTTTCGGAACGAGAATAATTGAACAGATTTTATGATATAGCTAAGCCATATATCAACCAATTTAAAAGATCACCGCTGTGGGTTAAGATAGTTGCATCATTATGCGTTATGTGGCTCACGATGCCTATTGACCCATGGGATGTTCTATTTCCATGGCTGGCTTTTCATGATGACCTGTTTGTTGCTACAGTATTGCTAAAGCTTTTGCATAAATATGGTGGACTTCCAGATGAAGACCAAACCACACCAAAAGATATAATTGCTAAGCTAGTTAAAAAGAAGCATAAACACAACTAGTGATATAATTATTCTAGGAGAAAATATGAAGATTAGTTGGATGCAAAGATTTGGATGGGACAATGATGCCCAGGGACTCATGGAAATGGCAAAGACGCTTGATGATGCAGGTGTATACTCTGTATTACTTCCATATGGCTCAACCAGCCCAGACTATTTTGCTTGGCTACCAGACTTGGTTCATAACACAAAAAATCTTAAGTTTATGATGGCACTTAGGCCATATGCATTTACCCCAGAGTATGCCTCTAGAGTATTTAGGACAGCATACTATGAGTTTAATAATAGGGTAGTTTTTAATGTAGTTGCAGGAGCAATGTCTCCAGAAGAACAAGAGCATACACTCAAGTATTACCCTGGTAATCCAGAAGATATTGACAATATAGATAAAAGAATAGCATTTACATATAAGTGGACAGAGCTATTCTGCAAGATATTCGATGATCACTTTGGACCAGTCTTACCAGAGATGTACACAATAGCTAACTCTCCAATAACACTAGAGCTTGCAAATAAATATATGGACTGTGCAATCTACAACCACCATAAGATTGAATACAATAAGCAACATGGCAGGAAAGACCTGAGACATGTTATTATTATTGACCCACTTATAACCAATGACGATGGCACGTGCGATGTTGAGTACTTATGGCAACCAACCCCACTTGAAAAGGCTAACAATAATAAACTAACTAGAGATCAGGTGCACCCAATCAATGGCACCTATGATGAAGTCAAGGAGCAGCTGATTGGAATGTATAGGCAGTATGGCATAAGTGAGTTTCTCGTGCATACTGACCAAAAAGATATAAGTAAGATTCTTCGTTTAGTTAAAGAACTATCTACGCTGTAAAGCTCGGCGGTAAATAAGAAGATAATCCAAGCCAAAGGCTTGACAAATTCTCCCATCCGTGACATAATAGATACATGTTAGAAGATGACCCAATCATTACTCTAGAACACACTAAAAAGTTCTTTAGGGTAATGCATGCTGCAGATAAGTGTGCAGGAAATTACTGTACTATCCATAATCGCTCTAACCATAACATGAGGGCTTTCCCACAATCATGGCGTGGTGACAGGGGCATTATGGAAAGGATTTGCCCACATGGTGTGGGACATCCTGACCCAGATGAAATTAACCAAAACAGAACACATGGATGCGATGGATGTTGCTGGATATGATAATTGTAAATACAGAGTCTGGATCTAAATATCTTATAAATGAAGATAGCAAAACTTTTATGAGAATGCCAGAAGAAAATGGCCTATATGGTGATGGGGATATCCAAGATTACCAAGGGATACTATATCTAAAGGTAGGTGCACCCATGAAGATACTCTGGGCGATCGATGGGGTAGATAAAATTAGACTAACAACCAACGTAACAAGTATAGAAAGAATATAAATGTTAACTGATATTGAAAAACTACAAGAGATTAGCCGTTTGCTAGATGAAGCCTATAAGCACTACTTCTCCTATGAGGGACACTGTAAGTCCTCTGAAGGCTGGATTAGCGTAAACTATGGCAACTACTGGGATCGTTACGACAACCCATCTGAAATGCCAATTAAGGGTGTAGAGATATATTCCTATGTATTTTGTGAGCAGGGTCGTAGCCAGGATTTTGATAGCCTAGACGAGGCACTTGAGACGGTACGTGATTGGCATGCTAAAGAGATGGCATATGACTACAATGCACCTGAAGAGGTAGCAGCACGTGAAGAAATGGACCAATTTGCTGCTGAATGGTTGCAGGAAATGCAGGCTAGTGGTAAACTAGAGGTACACATAATTGGAAGCGAAGATGATTAAATATCGTAAGTATGGTCCTAATCGTTATGAGCCAGGGAAATTCTTTGGCATAGTCTTTGAGAATCACCCAAAGTATAAGGGTATGGATATTTATTTTGGTAGACATGTATTTGTATTTTGGAAGGGGTATAAGAAGTAATGAATTACAAGACACCTATGACAGTAGCAGAAGCTATTGAGAGACTTAAGCAACTGCCCCAGGATGCTAAACTAATTCATTCGTCTTGGGATAGCGAATTCATGGGTACACACTACAACCATGTATATGATTTTGATGACCGTGGCTTTGTTCTAACTGGTCTTTGCAAAGAAGACTGGTATGAAGATGATGTCTGGGATGATGAGGAAGAGGAAGAGCAGAAATGAGTCTACAAAATATCCTTGACATCATGCAGAGTGCCATGATAGTATTACTTGCAGTAAACATTTATATACTTAGCAAAAGGAAATAATGACTGAGACTATTGGACACTACCAGGAAGATAAGATTAAAGATCTTTTTCTTGGTAAGAGAGTCGTAAAGGCTGAGGGATCTGAGCTTACCCTTAATGA